TGTAAAAAGCTCAACAATGCCCGTTAATCCATCATTAATAGGGCCTGAAAAGTCTGGCGCTGTCCCACCGGAAGAAGCCCCCGCTGTCTCGCCTCCGCTAGAAGTATTAGAAGAATCACCTGAAAGCTGATTAATTTCATCAAATCCTGCCAGGGATTTTTGCGCTTTTTCCGCAGCTTCTCCCGCTGTTTCCATTGCCCCTGCTGTTCCTTCCAAAGCATTTGTTTCTTCATATAAACCTTTTGCCGCCTCTGCCGATTGTTCGGCTGTAGTACCAAATAAAGCAGAAACTATTTGGGAAACCATAGAAATTACCCGTGTAAGAACATTGGCAAAAGTTGTAAAAGCCGGAATAAGCACATTTACTAAAGGCTGAACAAGTGTAAGAAGTGAACCGCGCAATCTAGCCATAGCCGCTGAAGCTTCATCATTTGTCTTGATGACCTTGCTCATCCAATCTCTAAATTTTGCCAAAGCTTGAGATATAACGGTAAATATTAAGGCGCTTGTAACAACGCCTTTCAGCCGTGTTGCGAAAGTAGAGGCCCCTTCTTTTGCTCGTTCTAACGCAGCGCTCATGGATGAGGCCTTTGACGCTGTTTTGCCTATAGCAGTATTTGAAGAAAGAATTTGCTTTTCTATTCCCCCAGCAGATTCTTTCATAGCCTCCAAATCTCCCCGGGCTGCCTTCAACTTTTGATCATATATCTCAACCTTTGAGGCCACACTATCAAACTTTTTTTGTAAATCATCAACTTCTGCTTGTTGTATTTTTAAGTTTGCCTCTACTTCTGGCTTATTAGAGTATGCTGCAATATAATCTTCTGGAGCCGCTCCTGGTTGCATAGCGGTATTAATGGCTGCTTGTTCTTCTTTCAAATACGCCAAATTTTTTCTAGCTTCTTCCAGTTTGGCGCTATATTCTGCCATCTGAGCAGCTAAAGGAGATCTTTTCGTTTCCGTTTCAGAAATCGACTTTTCCAAATTTTCTATTTTGGTCTTTAATTTTGCAAGGTCTTTGTCAGCTTTGCTTACATCCATACGGGATTCAATTACTACCGAACCATCTGCAGCCATAAAATCACCAACTTTCTCAATAAAAAATTCACACGCAAATTTCTCTATAACTTAATCTGTTTAGATTAACTCTTAAACGGATCTAAGCTCCCCCCGTCCACTGCTTTACAAGTTCATCTTCTATCTCTGTATAATGCACCTTAATATCAACAAGATCACGATTTTTCCTATAGAAATCTCGGTCAGATTTATCCAAAGCCTTTCCTTTAGCTTTCTTTTCCCTTATGCGAACAACCTGGGCAAATAAACAGTCTCCAATTTCCTGATATGCGGAAAGAAATGTCCACCAATGTACTCCTCCCGTATTGGTATTGGAATCATACTCTTGAGATCGTATTTCATATCCAAGAACACGATTTATAGGAGCCACAATAAGCTGAAAATCCTGGCTCCAATCCATAACCTTAACTATTTTTTGTTTTGGATTTTCTTCGTATTTCCCACCGTTTATAAACCAGTAGCACTCACGAATTGCGGCTTCATAATCCATTAATTCTTCAAAGTCCACATAAAAATTTTGGAGCACAGCAAGAGCACGTTCCTGATCGTCTATTTCTGGATCGTTGATGATTTCAAAAAGGTACAAAATTACCCTGTAATCGTACCGTATTTTAAATTCAACCCCATTTATTACAACACTTTTAGGCAAGTCGTATCTCATGATGTGCTCCATACACTATTTCTTCATATATTTTTGGTATTTCGTGGTAAGCTTTGCAATTCTCGGATTCGAGGCGCTTTGTTCCCGAATAAAAGATGAGTCGATTTCGTCCATAATGGTTAACATCAAGTTACACCATACAGGAAGGCCATTTGCGATAGAGTAAACGTTCATCCCTCCAAATAAGATATCGCATACAGGCTTTTCAAATACGCTGTCAATAATGGTTCTCATTTCGGCGTCCCATTTTTTGGCAAACTCAAAAATTGCCCGTTTATCCTGCTGCTTTTCAATCTGGCTTTTGTACTCACTTTGTTTTTTGTCCAAGTCCTCAAAAGCAACGTAAAGCCTTTCCACAAAATTGCTGTCTGTAGGATTAAAGGCTACTTCACACTTTCCATTCAGGGAATATGTAACAAGGCCGGAATCAAAATTTAGCTCTTTCGCGCTCATTCTTCAGCCCCACTTCCCTCCGTAAAAGTGATTTTTCCATCGGGACCCTTTGTCACATTGCCGCGAGTTCTTGTGCCGCCATATGTAACATCGATAGGCATTCCGATATTGCCTCCGCCTTCTCCGCCAAGGCCCGAAGGTTTTACCATACAACTTTCGTATCTTTCTGCAAAGCTGCCAGTTACACTTCCTGTGTTTGATGTATACCAATGGCCAATAAGCATATCCTGATTGGAAAGAGCTTGTGCGTCTTGCTCTACTACTGCGAGATTCCAAATTTTCTTTTGCGCTTCATCACCTGCGTCCAATTCGCACGGATCAAAGGTTTGAGTAATCGTTGGTTTTTTCATGGTTGTCCATGTGCTGCCAAGAATGTCCTGCTTCGTTTCCTCGCCCCAGTCATATTCTGCAGAGCTATCCTCCACTCGCTTACCAATCGGGCTCCATACAGGTTCCTCGTGCGTTCCCGTATTTAGATATGCAATCAGCAATTCTCTAGCTACAGTCTGGCCGGGCGTCGTATTAAAATTAATCGTAGATTCTGCCACTATACATTACTCCTTTCACACGCCAACCTCATAGGTTAGCTTCATCAAAATTTGGTAATCCTCATATCCGTCCTCATAGGCGGCGAACTTGGAGGACTGCGTTGTAGGCTCCACTCGGAGCGCTCGGATCCCTTCTCCCAAATCAGGGAGATTTTTTCTTGCCCAGTCTCCGAAGTGGTTCAGCAGCTCGTCGACCTCCAGGCGTTTGTCGTTGCTGCGCCCGGGCTTGATGCGGTAAATGAGTTTGAATTGGTACTCCGCCTGATAGCCGCCCAGAATGAACCGTTTCGTGATGTACGTCCCCTGGATGGTGGACAGGGCCATCCCGGTTTCATCCCCCTGGTCGGTAGTCAGAAATTCATACTTGATGATGTCTACCGGATTTTCTGGGAAGGTGTTGGCCCACACCAGCATGGAGCGAGAGATTTTGTCCACTTCCTCAGCCGCCGCCAAGATACGGGGCTTTTCTTTCTCAGAGCTCATCCTTCACCGCCTTGTCTGCCACACGGACCCACTTTTCAAGGTTTTCGGCTTTGCTTGCCTCAAACCAATGGGATGTGGCCTGTCCATGTGTCGCTTTGTTGAAAACTAAATCTTTATCAGTCAAAACTTTTGTTGCGCCATAAGGGGCATAGCTGCTTCCGGTTTCCGGGTCAACTCGAAGTTTCCCGTGGTACAAGTAGTGAGCATATGGAGCAAATTGTCCGCCGTATATCACATAGTTGTTGACTACCCTTGCGCTTTCACTTAGGACGCCGTTCAGAAACGGAACATATGGGTCTGTATCGCTCAAAATCTCTGTTGCAACTTTGTGCTCCGCTTTGGTGCACCCATTGGCTAGCTTGTCCTTAATCGCCTCTAAGCCTTCAGTGTGTACGCTGAATTTCAACATCAAACTCCACCTACTTCCCAGTGAGACATATCCCCGCCAAAGTCCTTGAAGTCCACTTTGGTCACGTCGTACACATCGTCATAGGCGGCTTCTATGGTCTGCACGGTCCAGTCAGGGTGCACGGCCTTCCCCTTGACGAAGAAACAGTTACGGCTCACGGAGAGCGTCCACAGAGTAGATTTATCATCCGCCCGCCAGAACTCAATAGGGCCGATGTATCGCTTTTCCATGCCGGTCACGCCGTCAAAGGCCCTGACCCTGACAGGAATATAGAGGGTTACTGCGTCTGCCCCTTCCAGGCCGCTCTTGCTCACATTAGAGCCCTTAGAGGCGTCCAGAAGGACACCGTGCAAAACGGTAATATGATTGATTAGAGTAGGTTTAAAATCGTTCTCTGGCAGTTCTGTGGTCTCCGTGTTATAGACCGTCACAACATGAGGAAACATGTCCATAGCCGTACTCCCTTCCACGGTATAGCAATCCTGTGCCGGCTAGATATTGATTTGCGGCAGCGGCAAGGGAGGCTTGAGCAGCAGAGGCAGAGGCTGTCGCCTGGGCGGCGCTTTCCCCGCCGCTTCGGTAGCTCTTCGACCAGCTTCCCACAGTCTGGCTCTGAAGTTCACCGCCCTCCGCGGACAAGGAAGCATTAAGGGCCTTTTGAGCCAGCGCCTGTGCCGTATCAATGGTCTGGTACTGCTCTGCTACGGCACAGCAGGCCATTTTCAGGGCGTCCAGATTCTTGTTTTGAACCGCCCGGCTCTGCGTGTAGTAATCCAGGAAGGAACTTGCACGTAAGGACAGGCGAGGGAAGTCGGCCTCTTGAATAGCTGTCCCCAGGTATGTAGTTGTGTAATACTCATAGTCTGCGTAAGCCATCAGAGGCCTCCTTACTTCTTCGCACGGACTTTCGTCTTGACTTGCGGCTCAAATATCGCCCCTGTGAAGGTGAATTTCACGACGCTGGAATCATCAACGAGCACCTCAAATGTGTCACTTTGGGTTACCCGGAATACGATATCCGCATCAAACGGGATATTTTGCTTTGTAGGGGAACCGTTTTTCTTGAAGGTCATCTTTGTTCCGGTCTTTGTCAGGTGAAATGGGAAATAATATCCGCTCTGTTCCTCCGTGGTACTGCTGAACTCTGTATAGTCAGAAACATAATGGAATGTTCCAATCACAGCACCGTCAGCCTTTACCGCCAGATCATCACCAACCAGATCAGAAACTTGTTTCCCCAATAGGGTCTGACTCGCGGGGAATAGCGTTAAGGTGTCAGACCCGATTATTCCCCCGCCGGCGCGTAGACAGCAAAAGGGAAAGCCTTTGTGTTATCAGCGTTGTATGCATTGATGGGATTCGGAATTTCCCATCCCAGCCGCATGACGGCACGTAAGGCCACCATATCGTTTTGCATGAGGTTATACAGGATATTTCCAGTGGTGGGATCCTGTACCACGCCGCTGTCAAAGATCTTGAAGGTCATATCCTGCCGGATGGCATAGACCAGCTGGCTCCAGTCGCCCACGATAGCAAGAGATTCCTCCGGGTCGTAAGCGCCGTTCACGGGGAAGTACATACTCATTCCATCCAGCGCATAACGGGTGTCGCCCTGCATATCGGTCTTGAAAATGGGCTGTCCGTTCTTATCAACAAGGCCACGCAGCTTGGCCCGCATCTGGATAGCAGCCATTACGCCGTTGGGGATATAGCCACTTTCTTCTACCTTGGCAATCACGCCGCCCTCTCCCATGATGTCTTTGAAAATGTCGGTCGTGGCTGTAACGACGGCGCCGGCGCTCTCAGCAGAGGGAACCAAACCGTCACGCCAAGAGGTGGGCTTGTCCGTGCCGTACAGAATAGCGGCGTCGATGACCTTCCCGAAAGCCTCCTGAAGGCGGGGCCGCACCTCACCCCAAATGTCATAGTCGGAATCGTCCAATACTGCCTCAGGAATGGGCACAATAACAGCAATCTCCTCGGCGTTGATTTTCTTTTTATCCCAAGCCATGTTGGTGGTCTTTTTCAGCGAAGCCTTAGAATCAGGCGCGCCGGTGGTTGCCTCGCCATTCACAAAATAGGCAGTAGGCAGAGCGTCCAGCACGTTCAGAGTCTGAGTCTTGCTAGTCATATTTGGTAGCCGGCGGGCCATCCGCAGCACAGCTGACTCCGCTACGGCCCCTTGGACAATCTCACGGGTTACGGGCTCAGGAATAAGCCCGGAAAGTTTACTTCTGTCGATAATATCTGCCATTGAATAGTCTCCTTTCTTATTTGCATGCGCCTCGAATTAGGGCATTCATTACATCGTTTTCTCCTGTTTTTGTACTTCCGCTCCCTACTGGGGCGGTCCAGTCAAAAGTGGTTTTCTTGCGGTCAGTAGTCAGCGTGTCCACGGCCTGCTCGAAGGTGGTCTTGTCGTCTACCATCTTACCGGCCTTGAAAGCGATAAACTCCGCTTCCTCGCCGGTCAGGCCCTTTGAAGCTACATAATAATTTCTCTTGAGTGATTCCAACTCTGCCTGTGTCGTGGAGAGCTTACCAGAAGCAGTTTCAGCCTCTGTCGTTTTAGTTTTCAGTTGCTTTGCAAGTGAGGCTGCCTCGGTCGCTTTTGCGTCAAAGACATCCTTTTTCACATATCCAGATAGGTCAACAGGGTCAGGAATTTGAAAGCCGAGCAGCGCTGTTACTTTTTCGTCAGCGGTCATGTCATCAAATCCTTCGATAGTGCTTGTGTCAATGTTCGCCATAATATTTCTCCTTTGGGTTTTATAGACTTCTCTGTCTTGTTTTGGGTTTTTCAGCTTCTCTGCCGTCTGGGTTTTAACGTCTTCTCTGACAAAACAAAAAGCGTGGGCAACCTGTAAGAAATCCTTACAAGTTACCCACGCTCGGGTCTTTCACTTAGACGCTCCTAAGTGAGTCATTATTTAATTATATTTTATCACTAAATTCTATTTTACGCAATGTATTTATGCCGCTCTGAGCATCAAAGTTCATTTCTTTACTCTCTTCAGCACTCCGAGCATTCCTTTATATGCTCTGTCTTTATGGTTTTTCGTTTGATATGTATAATTTTTACAGAATCGTTTGATCCCGGAATTAACTCAACCCGATCACCTTTGGCAAGTATGGCTTCAATGGCCTTGATTTGCTTTTCATCCATCAATACTACACCCTCATTCTTTCCCACTGCAACGGCAGCCCCGCCGAATCGCTAAATGCCTTGTATTCCTGATTTAGTCGCCGGATGCGGGCGGTCACCGCCGTGGCTTCGTCTTCCAGCCCTGCCGCCTTGAAAGCGGTCTGCTCCCGCTTCAGCTTGCGAATAGTACGCTCTATGCGACGTTGTACCTGTGTACTCGTGTATCCGTCGTATTCTTTTCCTTCAAAGGTAAATTTTCGATTTTCCCCTTTCATGGCTTCCAAGTCTATCTTTGAATAGGTAGGTTCCATCACACCCTCCACGAAGGGGTAATAGTGGTGGCGGCAGTTCCATCCGCCTAAGCCGGGGCCTGTCCCAAACCCTGTTGTGTTTACAAAGTCTGGATAATCCCCCGAGGATGCCCTCGGCTTCTCGCTCCATCTAAACACAAGTCCTTGCCAGCTCTCATGATTTTCCGGGCCTGTTCCAGTGTTTCGCGCTCCAAGGTGGGCAGATACCTCTACCAAGTCTGTCTCAAGGTAGTCCAGCGATTGCTCTGCGTATTTTTGACACAAGGCATTTACACCGGTCATAACCGCTCTTCTGACGGCAACATCAATGCTATCAACATGACCGCTTTCATAATTTACGGTCTTTAAGCCACTATCAGCCAATTCTTTAACCCCTCGGCGAATTGCTTGATTATAAGAAATTGCCCCACTCTCAATTTGTAACACGGCACTGTCGAGCGCCCATTGATAGGTCCTGGCCGGTGCCAGCATCGTGCGCCCATTGTCCACCAGAAAGCCCATAGACTGTGTGATATTGCGGAATGTGTCCAAGGTCTGCACCCTGATTGCGTCCGCCACAGCGGCGTCCAGAAGCGTCTCCGGGGCGGTCACTTTCGCAAGATCTATGACCTCTGTGTAATACTGTTGATTGCGATTTACCACATCGTCCAGCAGTTCGTTCAGCTTCTTCTCGCTTATGCCCGTTGTCTTTCGAACGGCCTGCTCAATCTCTTCCAGGCTAATACCGTGTGACCGCAGCGCCCGCATTGCCTGCACAGTGACCTCATTAAGCTGGCCGGCAAGGTTTAGACGGCTGCATATTTCATCAAGTAAGTTAGATTCCAAATTGCGGAATAGCTCTGTAAGTTTTTCTGGGAGTGAATCGAGATACTCCGGAGTAAATGGATATTTCACTTATACGGCGCCTCTTTCAAGAAAAATCAAAACACGCATAGTAGCGCTTTGTACCTGTCTCATTCTCGTTACTGAAATTTAATTTGTTTCTGGTTGTATATCTGCATAGCGAGAGGCATATCCGTGTATGTGGAGAAATCCGGCGAACATATAGCAGAAAACTTGGAGAGCATGGGGATATATGTATCTGGGCTGTTCCAGTACCTGACAAATTGGTAGTCATCCACAAAGCAATGGACAATCTTGCTTGCCGGGTCTTTGGCGGTCTTTGCATAGTTCATTGGGATAAAATCGCCTTGCGGATATGCCGTTACAGGCTCTATTTGCGGGATGTCATAGCGGCCAACGCCGGGAAACATAAACTTATCAAGGTTTTCAAAGCTTGTCATACTTTACATCCAGTGCCCATTACTCAATCTCCTCCTCCCCCTCGTCCGTCATGTCCTCCATCTTCGGGAGCATCTTCTTTGCCGTGGCCTCGTCCTCGTTGTACCACTTGGCCCTGTACTCCCAGTCATTCATAATCCCGGCGGCTAGGTCTTGCCGGTCGTTATTTCGCTCCGTGGTCTTGTCCTCAATAATACTATCATCGAAATCAATAGTGACCTCCGCATCCTCATTCAACCCGGCACCCATAGCCGTATTGCCCAAGTGCAGTATGATGTGGCACAGTTCCTTGATGGAGCTCTCTAGGATGATTTCATGCTTCTTGATGGTGCGGAACATGGTACTGTTCTCACTGATGACCTGGGTGGCCGTGGCAATGCTACCCTGGTCAAACCGGTAATGATTTTCACCGAAGCCACACTTGCTGGAGAGCAGATTGAGTTGAGTCTGAATGCCCTCACTGTGCTCCGCGGTGCGCAACGTCATGTCAATGGGCGTGATGACCGCACCGCCCTCAATGTCCTCCGGGAGTATATAGTAGGCCAGGTCATCCGGGTCAAACACCGGTTCTCCATCCAAGTAATTGAGCGCCGACGGCTTGACCATGACCCTCTTTTTGCCCAGCACAAACTCGTTGATATAGCTGTCAAAGGCAACATCCACGCCTTTAAGGCTGTCAATCGCGTTTGCATAAACCGAAATACCGAGCGGAACGGTGTAATCCAGGTTGTTGGCAATATTTGGCCTATCAATCACAAACTGCCGCCGGCCGAAGCCAGTGTGCACCACGGGCGGCACTCGTTCAAAGCCAGGAACATCCGCAAGCGCCACTTCTGTTCCGACGTTGCTGTTTTTGTATTCGTACAATCGGTTTTCGATGTCGTACAGCCTGCCGTCTGCTTTGCGGTGGATTTGAAGATAGCAGTATGTATTGCCGTTTACATTGACAATGCTGTCAAAGGCGCACTCTGTAATTATGCTGTTTTGCCAGGAGAGAGGCCAGATATGCTCTGCTGTCACATAGTCAATCACGATGCCTTCCGCGCTCCCCGCAATCGCCCCGCCGTCCATTGCCTCCATTCCCACAACGCGGGGGACAAAAGCCACTGTTCCGAGCGCGAAGGCCAATTCTTGCATCTCATTTGCCTTGACCGAGAAATTGTTCTCCTCCAGCACCCGGTCAACAAATTTCTGTTCCTTTGCCCCCTCCAGAGTGATTTCCACCCGCTCATTCATCAGCAGATTTGCCCAGTCCTCAGGAACTTTTTTACCCATATTAAGGGTGTACCGTTTGCAGCGCACCATTCCCGATCCGTTTCGTACCTTGTAGCGATGAAAGCCCTTTACATCTCCCTCGTACCAGCTTTTCCATTCATCGACCTTGTTATAAAAACTCGCGTCTACTGTGGAATAACCAAGTTTTTTCAGTTTTTCGATAATATTCATTTAAAAATTCCTCCCAAGCGGGAAATGTCTTTGTAATAACGTAAAACAAAAATAGCGTATATCGTCCATCGCGTGGTCATTTTCTTTAATTACCTTATCTTCTGTCGCTTTATCATCCCATCGGTAGAGTTTAAATTCCCGAATTGTGTCTTTACAGCTTTCATGAATTTTTAGTCTTCCAGACTTCAAATACGTTGCTGTTGCTCTAATTCCATCAAGCACGTCATTTTTTGCCTTTGCTACATGAAATTTTCCATGTCTAAATACTGTAGTTATAAACGACGCAGCAGAAGGGTCAACTACCACATAATCAATTGTGTGCCCACCTGCCAGCTTTTCTAACTCGATATAATATTCTTCGTCTGTTTTCTGTGCAGAATTTCCGCGCCCGTCATAATAATACTCCTTGATTCTTACTGCTTCTGTTGAAGTGACACACCACAGCCCAGCAGAAAAAGGATTTAATGTACCATAGTCTACAGATATATAATAGCGTCCAGACTTCGGGGTATTCTTCACTATGCAGGAATCGTTGAACATATCATATACAAGCCCTTCCGCCAATACCCATTTCCCTAGAATATATCGATCATAAAACACACCGGAATACATATCCTTTGTTCGCTCTATCATCGTATCTGTAAGGATTGGGTTATCCTCCAATAGGAAGTGAATATGCCTTGTATTTGGCTTTGGTTGTTCTATCCACTCTTTATAAAAATAATGATTTGGGCTCTCCGGGTTGCAGTTAAAAAAATATTTTGGATGGTCAAAACTGATTGCGCGGGAAAGCGCTTGTTCCACAAATGACTGTGGCATAAGTGCCACTTCATCAAACATAACCCCGGCGAGTGTGATACCTTGAATTAGCATATAAGATGATTCATCTTTTCCGCCAAACAGGTAAAACCAGTTAACTTTAGGGCCACATTTTACCGTAAGAATACGTGTGCTGACCTTGTATGTTATCGTATATGGAAAGCCTTCAATCTGTTGGAGCGGCTTTAAAATATTTCGTTCCGCTGATTGGACAGTTTTCCCACAAATACCAAAATTCGTTCGATCATATGTATCCATCGCCCATATAATAAAAGCAGCAGCCATAATCGTGGTTTTTCCAGAACGTACAGCACCGTCACAAATTAAGGCGTAATCATTAGAAACGATAAATTTAAGAATATCTAACTGCTTTTTGGATAATCTTTCAAAGTTCATTATCTGCCGCCCTTTGGATTGCACTTATTAAGGTCCCATGTTCTTTAACCTGTTTAATAGCTTCGTTTTCGCTCGATGGTTCCGCATTGCTCATATCACAATAATTTTGGACCATTCGCCTCAGATCGGCGCTTTCCATTTCTATCGTCTCTCTCTCCATTCTACGCTCAATTTCTTCCCATATTTTTAGCCTTATTTTTGCTTTTAAGGCTATAATTTCAGATTCAACTTCAGAAACTTTTTCAGCAGTTTTTTGCGCCGTCAGTGTTCCGACGTTGTGCCGATGTTGCTCTCGTTGTTCCACCCACGATTCATTAGCAGACCTCTTTCTTATTGTAGACTGAGATAAACCGTATTTTTCAGCGATTTCTTGTAAGCTTTCTTTTCCAGTGACATACTCAGTTCTAATGCTTACCCAGTTAGGCTCCGCTTCCTTTTTATTTCTGTTTGTCAAGCGTTTTGCCACATCACCACCACGCTTTAAAATAAATATCAATCCTTTGTCAATTCCTTCAGGGAGAAACAGAGGCTATTTCGTATGCCATACAGAAGAGCAAGACGCTTGCGCCCTTCTGTGCTCATGCATTCCTTTCTGTT